GCGTGTTTTCAAGCGTGACTACCAAAGCGCAGTCATCAGCTTGGTGCGTTTTTTCGTATCAGGCCAGGGCTGCGTTTTTTGTTTGGCCTTGGCAGTTTTTGCACAGGGACCAACAAAATGAAGTCTGCTAAGGAACTACGTGAGGACATTCGCAATCTGCTTGTGGATGCACACGCGATCAGCGAGCTGGTCAACAGCGAGGATCGTGAAATGAGCGATGAGGAGTCGAAGCAATTTGATAGCATCATCGCATCTGTTGGCAACGATGGCTTGGATGGCGAGCCTGTCAGTGGCATGTGGGCCAAGGTAGAACAGGCTGAGAAGCGTGAGAAAATCGCTAATCAGCTCAAGGCCAAGCCAGAAAAGGACGCTGGCGTTGTCGAGCGACCCAAGGCACACGCTCAGCCTATTCGCCACATTGGACGTCTGCGAGCGTTTAAGGACGCCCAGGCTGCCTATGACTGTGGCCTGTGGTTCAAAGGCTATGTTCTGGGCGACCAGGATGCACGCCAGAAGGCACAGGACAAAGGCATCTACGCTGCACAGACTGAAGGTACTGCCAGTGCTGGTGGCTATCTGACGCCAGATGCGCTGTCTGACGCAGTCATCAACGTGCGTGAGTCTGCTGGTGTCACGCCAGCGTTGGTGCGTCGTGTGGTCATGCCATCTGACAGCTTTGATTTGCCAAAGCGATCCAGTGGTCAAACGGTCTACTATCCTGGCGAAGCGTCAGCCATTACTGCCTCTGACAAGACCTACGCACAAGTCGCGTTGACTGCCACCAAGCGTGCTGTGATGACTCAGATTTCTAATGAGTTAATCGCAGATGCCTTGGTCAACGTCATGGACGACATCGCTGCTGAAGCTGGCCACGCGCTCGCCTACCAAATGGACAAGGAATTGATCCTGGGCGATGGAACTGGCACATATGGTAGCGTCACTGGCTTGGTCAGTGGTGTGGCAGCTGGCAACACTGTCACGCTCGCATCGACGAAGACTGCCTTTACTGACATCACGCTGGCAGACCTGCACAGCTGTGTCTCAAAGGTTGGCGAGAAGTTCTTCCAAGAGTCGCAAATGGCCTGGATCATGCTGCGTAGCACCTACGCAGAAGTGGTCCAGCAGTTGGTCTATGCTGCTGGTGGTAACACTGTGGACAGCATCACTGGTGGACAGCGTCCTGCCTTGTTCGGCTATCCCATCTTCTTCACTGATCACATGCCTGCATCTGCTGCAAGCAAGTTTGGCGTGTTCTTTGGCAACTTTGCTGAGGCAGCTGTCATGGGTGATCGTCAGGGAGTGGAAGTGGCCACGAGTGCTGACTATGGCTTCAACCTGGACGTCATGACTGTGCGTTTGACCAGTCGCTATGACATCAACGTCCATGAGAATGACGCCTACGCTGGCATCAAGACTGCAGCCTCTTAATGAAAGGTGACAGGTCAGTTGGGTGTAGAGATGATCATCCAGCTGGCCTGTCATTTATTTACATGATCAAAGTTAAGTATCTGAAACAGTATCAGTTCTTCAGGCCTGGCAGCGTCAACACTGTGATACCTGGTGTGGCAGAGCTGCTTGTGAGGCGTGGAATTGTCGAGGTAGTCAATGCTGAAGTACAGCCTGAAACGAACAAGCGATCCAGCAGTCGAGCCAGTAACAGTCGCAGAAGCAAAAAAGCACCTGCGTCTGACGCTAAATGACGACGACAGCCTGATTGCCAATGCGATCACAGCTGCACGCCAGGCAGTAGAGCGTGACACTGGCAAAAGCCTGATCACGCAGACGTGGCGACTGAAAATGGACATGTGGCCTACAAATGGCATCACGCTGTTCCATGGGCCAGTCCAGAGCGTCACCAGCGTCACCTACGTTAACGACGCAGGCAGCTCGACTACCTGGAACAGTAGCGAGTACGACGTGCTGACTGATGGCATTCCAGGTCATATTCATCCAGCGTGGAACTACGACTGGCCAGAGGTGCGTGGAGACTACAAAGGCATCTCTGTGGTCTATGTGACTGGCTATGGCGACACTGGCTCGAGTGTGCCTTACGAGCTACGCCAGGCTGTGCTGCTGCGACTGGAGATGTTCTACGATGGCGAGAACCAGCAGCTGGTGGACGCCTACCATCGCATCGTTAATGGTGCCAGTGATGGAGTCTATCCCTGATGCAGACACGCAGGTCAATCAGCAGACGATTGCACAACGTGCTGGTGCTCCAGAAAAGCACAGCCACCCAGGACGCCAATGGACAGCCTATTGAGTCGTGGAGTGACGTAACCAAGCTGCGTTGTGAGATTGTGCCAAAGACTGCACGCGAGTTTGCACGCAACGAGAACATCGACGATGCAGTGACCAGCATCATACGCTGTCGTTTCGTCGATGCTGACCTGACGACACTGTACAGGTTCACCAACCTGGACGGCTCAGTGGTCTACAACATCACAGGCGCGTTTGATCCTGACCAACGACGCAAAATGCTCGAGGTGTTTGTGACGCAGGAGGCTGTGTGATGGGTGTTATGAAAAGGCTGCAATACCAGCAGCAACACTTTGGACGTAGTGGTTTTGCACGTGGGACAACATTCAGACTTGGATCAGGCCAACTAGCTGCTGACCTCGAGCTTGAGGTGCAGCTGTTAGGCACGCAGCAGCTCGTCAAATCGCTTAAACAGTTTGATCCTGTGTTACGCAAAAAACTGCAGAGGCGTGCAACACGTAAGGCAGCAAAGCCAGTCCAAGAAAGTGCAAAATCACATGTGCCTGTACGTACTGGACAGCTACGAAAAGGCATCGTGATTAGAAGCGCTAAACGCAAACGCAGTAGTCCAATCGTGGGTGCAACAGTTGTCACGCCAAAACGCATGAGACTTGGCATAAGTGATAACGATCCATATTACTACCCCACCATTGTTGAGTTTGGTGCTCCATCGAGAAATATTCCAGCTAGGCCATACATGCGTCCAGCTATTGAGGAAAACAAGACGAAAGTAAAAGACATTTATTCATCTGAGTTAAAAAGGCTAATCACTGAGACAGCAGCACAGCTTCGTGCTGGTGCAATTACAGAGAAAGGCGTCAAGGTGAAAAGCTAATGGCTGATGTTGGCAAGGCAATCAGGACAAGGCTATTGAGCGTGAGTGCTGTGACTGACCTGGTCAGCACACGCATCTATCCTTTGACGCTGCCACAAGGCGTCACGATGCCTGCTGTGCGATATCAGCGAGTCAGTGGCAACTCTGATCCACATGTCAGAGGCACTACAGGCGCAGCCACAGCCAGGCTGCAGTTTGACATCTTCGCCAATACCTATGCTGGTGCTGAGGCACTACGTGACGCGATACGAGAGGCAATAGACCAATACACAGGAACCAGCAGTGGTGTGACCATCCACAGCTGCAACGCAGCCATGCACATGGACTTGTTTGACGAGCCTGTCCATGGTGACGCTGTTGGACTTTATCAGATGGTGAGTGACTACGAAATTGTGCATTCAGAAACTGCACTTTAGATAAGGATTTGCAGGCATGGCAGATACTGGAAATGGAACTACGTTGAGCTTTGGGACGAGTGGCTTTACTGCCAACATCTACAGCATCAGTGGTGCGACGTTTGATCGTGAGGCACTGGAAACCACGCATCTGGGAACCACAGCGTTCAAAGAATACATCGCAGACGACCTGGTTGAACCAGGCGAGTTTGAAATCGAGTTTGAATGGAATCAGTCGTTTAGCACGTTCCCACCTATCAGTGGAGCTGCTGAGACGATCACAGTGACCTATCCACTCAAGAGTGGCGAGACGACCAATGCAACGCTGGCAGGTACTGGCTTCCTGACTTCGTCCACTGGTCCTAACGTGGCCAATGGTGAAATCATGCGAGGCACAGCAACTGTCAAATTCGATGGTGGCACTGGTCCTACCTATACTGCCGGAAGCTAGAAAGGCATACGTGTGTTTGAGTTCAAGCTGGACGACCATCCTGCAAGAGTCAAGGTGGCTGGCAAACTTGTGCCAGCCATCTCAGACATCCAGTCAGTGCGAGTGCAGGGCGAAGATGGCAAGTTCTACCTGGCTGGCTATGTCAACATTGCCACCAAGAACGTGTCATTGATCAGGCCTTATCCACAGGTGTTTTGTGACGCTGTCCAGGCGTGGGTCCAAGCAGAGCTTGGCGACTGTGGCAACGTCAACAGAGCATCAGACATCAAAATGGAGCCAAAAGAGTATGACGATTGGGACGAAGGATAAGCTGCTCAGTGCAGCAAAGCGTCGGTACACAGAAGTAAGTATTGATGAACTGGATGCCACGTTCAGAATCCAAAGCCTGAATGGACGCGAGATTAGCAAGTTTGCTGCCAAGTTTACTGGTGGCAACGTAGACGAAAACAGCATCGAGCAGTTAGCAACGCTGCTGGCCATGACACTGGTGGACGAGGCAGGCAATCTGCTGATAGCTACGCCAGAGGAACAGGCACAGTTGGCAGACCTGGAGTTTAGCGTACTGGTCAAGCTGGCCAATGCTGCACAGGTCCACAACAGGCTGACTGAGGATGCTGACCAGGTCATTGCAAAAAACTGAAGAAGCGTCCACTGAGGCACTTTGGCTACAAGCTGGCACAGGAGCTGGGCTACGCCAACGTGGACGCACTACTGGAAAGCCTG